GCTAGGCGCGGACCCGGCTCCGGCTTGTTCCTAGCTTCCGCCGCAGCGCCATGCGCCGAGGATGATGTCGGCCGTATGGTCGATTACGCGGACGTTAGCGATGTCGAAGTAAGCGAATCCCTGACCCTCCCAGTCCGTGACGTAAACCTGCGCATCGGCATCCGGGTCAAGCTCCTCAAGCGAGTCGAGAAGGTTCCCGGCCGGAAGGCTCTCCGGCTCGCGGCTTGCCTCGATGATTGTGTCTTCCGGCGAAAGGCCGTTTAGGTACGTGACCTTGCCGATTGAGAAGCGCTCGTGATCGCACCCGTCGATTCCGGGATTGACGATGTTGACGTGGGCTTCCTTCTCGACTTTGCGAATTTCTGCGCGTAGTTCGTGATTCTTCATGATATCTCCTAGCGCTTGTGGATAGTGGCGCCGCGAAGGTTCCCGCAGATAGCACACGGGACCTTGTCGGTTGCCTCTTCCCGCTCCGTCGTGAACTGCGACGGCTCGTAAATGTGACGTTCTCCGCTTTCCATGATCGCCTCTCTTGAGCTGGAAGTCCGGAGCCTTCGGCATCTAATCGCCTCCGGCTCCGGACGTTACCCGGACGACTGGGGTATCTCCGTCACCCGCAAGGGCTCTATACGACGGCACTTACGCGGAACGGTCATCCCGGCCTAGCTCGCGCTCTACCGGCATCCGGCCGAACCTAACGGCCGAAGCGTTCCCGGTCCCGTTCGTCCGGACCTAGGTCAAGTATACCTCAGTTTTTTGGCTCCGTCTAGCACCATCTCCGGATGGCGAGTCTGGCACAAGGTAGAATAGGAGGATGGAAGATAAGGAATACGCGAGAAACCACTACCGCGTCCGCGCGGCCTTCGGTAGAGCTAGCGAATATCAATGTGTGCTTTGTTTTGATCCGGCAGTCGACTGGTCGTGGCAATGGCGCACTCATCCTGATCCGTCCGATCCGAATAGCTATGCGCCATTGTGTAGGGCTGATCATCGGGACTATGACTTCAACGATCATTACCTATTGCTGCGGAGGAATAGTGATGTGGTATATGACGCCGAAAGGGAATGGGCGGCTAGGATTATGAGTAATCGGACTCCGGAGATGATTGAGCGAGCGAGAGCGCTAGGAAACGATACGAATTGAACAGGTTACTCTCCGAATTAAAATGGACGTGGCGTAGAATAGCGCTTGATCATTAACCTAGGAAAGGCGAGCTATTGAGTGGGACCTCGTGGCGTACCATTCCTCTGCCGGCAGGATGGGGAGCTACCTGCCACACGGTACTCGCTCGCGACCCGGTTTGTAGATGGGGAACGGTTCCCGGAATTGTGCCGCCGGAGGATGGCTTCTGTATGTCGGACTCGACTGAGGTCGATCATATAGGCGAGGCGTGGGATCACAGGGAAGAGTTGCTGCGAGGAATGTGTCACACGCATCATGTTGTCCGGTCGGCCGCACAAGGACGGGCAGCAATCGCCCGGAAGCGGGACCTCCGTAAGCGGCCGAAGGAAAGGCACCCTGGCTATGCGAAAGAAGGTCCGGCCTGAGATAGGTACTCCCCTTGTGAAACACTAACAATATGAAAGGTACTCCGGTATGTGGGGAATAGCTCTATGGGTATTTCTTATTGCGTGGCTTCTTATGCCGGCGCTAGGGATTCCGCGTGGCTGGTGGAGGAAGTCCCATTGACTAGACAGGAAGGTCTTGAGGCACATAGCTATAGCTATGGCACAAAGAGATACCCTGAAGGGAGTCTCCGTGGTTAAGGGAATCCCCTGTGTAAGCTATCTCTTTGCGGGACCTCCTGTGCGGCACTTCCGCCTAGGAGACTCCCGGCAGACCGGGGTGGGGGAGGACCCCCAGGAGGGACCAGGCTGCCGACCTAGACGCATTAGCCGCATGGGTGCGCGACCAATGTTGAGTGCTTCGCCTGCAGAAAGGAGGAATGCCTTTCATGCCTCGCAAGAAGCCTGAGAGTAGGTCATCCGGCTCGGGCGCGACCTCCTCTGTTGATGATCCTCGCTTTATCACAGTTGCTAAGGGCCAGTCCAAGCGGAATTCCATTCCGGCCATTCCTACGGCCGCTCCGCATTGGTGCCCGCAGGCCCGCTCCTGGTATAACTCCCTCGTGCTCTCCGGCCAGTCCGACTTCTATGAGGCGAGCGACTGGGCCACGGCCGTCTGCGCGGCCGAGGCATACGACATGTTCTTCAGGACGCACAACGCGAGCATCCTCGGCTCGTTTACGCGCCTATCCGAGAGGCTGGGCGTTACCATTACAGACCGGAAGCGCTCGCGTATCGAGCTTGACGATCCAGAGCCGGAGGACGCGGACGAGGATGCCGCAGATAAGGCCGTGATAACATGGCAGGGACGACTAGGAGTGGTACGCAATGAGTGAAGGACCAGAAGGCCCACAGGGACCTCCCGGACCACAGGGTCCGAAAGGCGATACCGGGGCACAGGGCCCTGCCGGGCCGGCAGGACCAAAGGGAGATACCGGAGATTCCGGTGAAGGTGGAGGAGGAAGCGGGATGGAAGGCAATGGATGGCGAGTCAAGTGGGAGGACGGCTCGACAGAGATGGTCGCTGCCTGGAACCTGGCCGGCGAGGAGATGCTTCCCTTCGTCGTGGGCGAGGACGGCCTCACGCTCGTCCCGGCCAGCACAAGGGGAGTGTATACCCTCTCCCATCCCAATCAGTTCACGCGAGGAGGTTAATCATGCAGCACAGCTATACGGCGACGGCGACCGGAGTTATCGCAGGGCCAGTCGATGCCGGTGCCGGCCATACCTGGAGGAACCTCTACATCAAGACCCTGAGTACGGCTCCGGACGCGGTAGTGGCCCTGGAGACTAGCCCGGACAACACGACCTATACCGAGGTAGCTCGCGTCACCGGGCCCAACTGGGCGTTCGCTCGCTCCGACCATAAGCAGCGTTACGTCCATGCGAACGTCATTAGCCTGGGAACCGGAGCCCACCCGCTCTCCGTCAACATTACCGGCTCTCCAAGCTAGCTAGGGAGCATCATGGCATTCGACCCGAAGGAGCTTCGCGGCCGCCACGGCGAGTGGACCAAGGGTGGCGCCACAATCGAGCGGCTGTCGAAAGAGGCGGCCGGAGGCCATGAGAGGACTCTCGCTCAGGTTAACACGGTTAAGCCGGGAGCCGGGAAGCAGATTAACGGCCATTGGGTTGACCGGCCGGAGTCCGAAGGCGGCAAGTACCGTGTCAAGCTCCGGAAGCCTGGTGAGCGCGGCCGGGACACCAGGACTTATGAGAGCCCGGAGGACGCGGCTAGGGCTCTCCACACGGGTAGCCATACCTCTCCCGCAACGGAGCGAGCCGCTAGGGACGTTTCAGCGGGTTCCCGGCCGTCCGGCCCGTCCGGGAAGGCTCCGAGCCCGGAGGAACCATCTCCGGCCGTCCGGGAGGTCCGCGCCGGAGAGCTGAAGCCGGGCATGGTTGTAAGCTCCGGACACTGGCAGGCTCCGTCCGGCCCGCACGAGATTACCAAGCTGGAGAAGTCGGGAGCCGGTACCCGCTCCGGTGGTGTACGGCATTCTCAGGGCATCTATAACACGGCCTCGACGCACGTCCATCACAAGGACGGTAAATATCAGGTCTCAAACAATACCAAGTTCAAGGTCCACAGGGAAGCTCCGGCAGAAGGCCACAAGCCGGAGCCGCATACCCTTACCGGGGAAACACGCCAGGCTTACGGGACGACTCAGCACGCAGTCCTACGGCCGGACGGCAGGTCTATTGAATGGACGGATGAAGGTTCCGCGCTCCATCGTGCCGCAGAGAAGGGTACTAGCGACTGGAAGTTTGCCGGGCCGGGACAGCCCAGGGCAAAGGGACATACTCCTCCACCTCAGCCTGGCGGAGAGAAGGCGCCATATTACTCGCTTACGCATACTCCGGCCGGGACCGTCCATTCCTGGCACGGCAGCCTAGAGGCGGCTAGGAAAGGCAGCAGCAGCGTCCAGTCTAAGTACCGGCAGCATGTCGATGTTTACGAGCGGTCCAGTTCTACTTCCGGGGTGACGCCGGAGCTTATGGCGAAGATGAGGGAGATTGACGCGGAGCAGAAAGCAAAGATGCTCGCTGAGAATGAGGCGACTGGCCGTGGAGGAGTTACCCGCAATACCGGAGCGGGTACCGGAGTCGGCAAGCCGGATATCCGAGGTGGAGCCGCTCCGCCAAAGACCGGCACTCCGGTTACCCGATACAACGGCATGGCTATTAGCGCGATGTCAGGCAGGCAGCTCGCGAATGCCGCTAAGAAGCCCGGCAGCCCGCAGGCTATCAAAGATGAGATAGCGCGACGGTACCGGCAGGAGAAACTCAGGGAGATAGGACACATACGTGGTAGCTCCAAGGGATAGGCTCGTTACCCTGCCGGATGGCATCCCGGAGCTAACGCTAGGCTGGGAGGCCATTCACTGGGCGTCCAAGTACCTGCGGCAGCCGGACGGCCCGAATGCCGGAGAGCGCTGGGAGTTCATTGAGAGCCAGGTTCGCTTCATCCTATGGTGGTACGGACTTGATAAAAGCGGACGCTGGCTGTATTACCACGGAGTGCGCCGCTGGCCCAAGGGAGCGGGAAAGTCTCCGTTCGCAGCCGTCCTGTCGATGATTGAGCTACTCGCGCCGGTTCGGCTAGCCCGGTTCGATGACCGTGTTGTGGGCGGCTGTATCGGCCGGAAGGTCAGCATGCCGCTCGTCCAGATTGGCGCGACTAGCCACGATCAGGCTAATATCAATACCATGCGAATGGTCCGGGCTCTACTGCCCAAAAACTCGAGGATTCTCAAAGACTATGACGTTGATGCCGGGAAGACTATTTTCCATGTTCCCGGAGGCGGCCAGCTAATGGTAATCACGAGTAGTCCGACTACCGAGGAAGGCGCACTCGTTACCTTTGCTATTCTGGACCAGACTGAGTCATTCTACCCGAGCAATGGCGGCGTAGACCTTTCCGAGGTTATGGACCGGAATGTCGGTAAGTCCGGCAGCCGTATTCTTGAGACGAGTAATGCGTGGGAGCCCGGAAAGGAATCCGTAGCCGAGGCAACGTTTGATGCGTGGGTCGATCAGGAGGAGGGACGGCTGAAAGGCAAAGGCCGTATCCTGTACGACGCTAGGCTGGCTCCTCCCGACATTGATTTCGAGGACCCGGCCTCTATCCGCAAGGCTGTTGAATTCGCGTACGGCGACTGCTACTGGGCCAACCCGGAGGATATCGTTGAGAACCGCATCCTCAGCCCGAGGACTAAGCTCGATGTCAGCAAGCGCTTCTACCTGAACTGGCCGGAGAGCCCGGAGGATGCCTGGACGACTCAGCAGCTATGGGCGAGGATGGCTAACCCGGAATTCTACATTAATGACGGCGACGATATCGCAATGGCATTTGACGGAAGCCGTGTCGAGGACGCGACGGCTATTGTCGGCTGCCATATTGATACCGGCTATACATTCTCCCTCGGAATCTGGGAGCCGAGAGGAACACGGTATATCCCAGCGGACGAGGTACACGCGGCCATCCGTGCGGCAAAGGAAAGGTTCCATGTCTGCGCCTTCTTTGCGGACGTAAAGGAATGGGAGCAGTCGACCAAGATAACCTGGCGCGAATGGTTTGAGGAAGAGCTAGACATCTGGGCCGTTCCCGGAGGCCGTGATCCTCAGCCAGTCGCCTGGGATATGCGCTCCCACGTCGCGGAGTTTACCCAGGCGTGTGAGATGGTCCTTTCCGAGATTGAGTCGGACGTTCCCGGATTCGTCCAGGATGGCGATTCGGTAATGGGGCGGCACGTCATCAATTCCCGGAGGCGGCCGAACCGCTACGGGATATCAATAGGCAAGGAATCGCCCAAGAGTCACAATAAGATTGACGGCTGTGTCGCAATGATAACGTCTAGGCATGCCCGTCGCCTCGTCCTCGCGTCTAAGCAGTACAAAGAGCGTAAAGAGGCAGTCACCAAGAAGTCCGGCCGGAAAGTCTGGAGCTATAGCTAATGCTAATCGACCAGGATGACCTGATTCAGATAACGGCTCAGGCGATGAGGGAGCGGGAAAGCGAGCAGCGACGGCTCCAGCGTATTGGCGATTACGTCCGTGGAAAGCAGGACCCACCCTATACGCCAAAGGGAGTGAATGCTGAATACCGCTGGATTGCTAAGAAGGCGCGGAGGAATTTCCTCAAGCTCGTTATCTCGGTTATCTCCCAGAACCTCCATGTGGACGGGTACCGGCCGACCGGGACAACGGCGAATCAGGCTCTCCTGCCGCAGAGGCCGGAGCCGGAGTGGGATGCCTTCCGCGCTAACCGGATGATATCCCGGCAGCACGGAGTCCATCGCTCCGTTATCAAGTACGGCTCCGCGTACAATATCGTCCTGCCCGGCCAGATGGCTACGGACGAGGAGCGTCAGGGTGATAGCGTCCCGGTAATCCGGCCGGTAAGCCCACGCCGGATGACGGCCTTCTATGCGGATGACGTCGATGACGAATGGCCTCAGTTCGCTATTGAGGTCCGGTCTGTCGACCTGCCCGGCCAGAAGGCGCGAGTGTACGTCTCAGTTTATGACGAGCGTATGCGGTATATCCTCGTGGGCCAGGCTGGAGGCGGGCAGCTAAGCCTCCAGCCAGCGGACGCGGATGATCCGCTCCTTAACGGCCAGGCTCCGGTAAGCTCGCACGACCTCGGAGTCTGTCCCGTGGTCCGGTTCCTCTATGAGGCCGACCTGGACGGCGAGGACGACTGTTCCGGAGAAGTTGAGCCGCTTATGCCGATACAGGACCAGATTAACTTTGATACCTTCAACCTCATGATATCGGAGCAGTTCGCAGCCTTCCGTCAGCGGTGGGTTACCGGAATGGCTCCGGTCGATGAGTCCGGACGGGAACAGCAGCCATTCCGGCCCGGAGTGGACCGCATGTTTGCGGCAGAGGACCCTGGGACCAAATTCGGTGACTTTAGTGAGACCGCTCTCGCGCCTTATTCGTCTGTCCGTGAGGATGGTATCCGGCATATGTCAACGATAAGCCAGGTCCCTCCGTATCACCTTCTAGGCCAGATAGCGAACCTATCGGCCGAAGCGCTCGCAGCAGCGAGGGATGGCCTTGACCGGAAAGTCGAGGAGCTTCAGGCTCTGCTAATGGACCCGTGGCGGAATACGTTCCGGCTAACGGCTCTCGCCTCCGGAGACAAGACCGGATGGAATGACCTCTTCGGGACGGTCATCTGGCGGGATACTTCGGCGCGAGCCTTCGGCGCGACTATCGACGGGCTTACCAAGGTCGCCCAGATGCTTGGCGTCCCGGAGGAGGAGCTGTGGGCGAGGATTCCAGGAGTTACGGCCGATGATGTGGCGGCGTGGCGCCTAGCGAAGCAGCGAGCGGATGCGCAGGCGGCCGTCCAGCAGGCCGTCGCGGCTCAGAATGCTGGCCTCCCGGTCGCGCCTCTCCTGTTCCAGCCGGGCGCGCAGCCCGGCCAGCCGGGTAACGGGCAGCCTCCGGCTCCTAGGCCCGGAGCGGCCATCGTAGCGGCTCCTCCGGCTCAGGCTCAGGCGACTCCGCAATGACGACTCCGGTTCCGGGTCTGCCGCCTTCGCGAGCGGCTTCCTCGGCTATCCTGCTGAGCAGATACCGGAGCACCCAGGCGACTATCGCGGAGCGGGTAGCGAATGCGATAGTCGGCCTATGGAACCACGTTATCAATCCGGCTAAATTCGCGGAGACGTGGGAACAGCTCAATCCGGTAGTCCAGGGAATCATCGAGACGCATTACCAGATGTCCGCAGCGGAGGCGGCTCAGTTCTATGCTAATAGCCGGGTCCTGGCCGGCTTCCCGGCCGTTCACGTTCCGGGAAAGGACCTTGCGGCTGATTACCTGGACCGGGTAGTTCAGTCAATGGGACAGGGACAGTTCTTTCATTACCTGAAAGAGGCCGAACCGGATCAGGCAAGCACGATGGCGCGAGACGGCCTCCGTGGCGCTGGCACGAGGATGACGCTCCTAGGCGGCCGGGATACCATAACTCAGGCAGCCGTTAATGATCCGGTCGCGGACGGATGGGAGCGGGTGATTACGGCCGGAGCGTGCGGATTCTGTTCTATGCTCGCGGGACGTGGCGGAGTCTATTCTGAGAAGTCGGTTAACTTCCGGGCGCACGATCATTGCCATTGTGTAGCGCGGCCGGTATTCCAGGGCCAGAAGTCCGTTAACGCGGACCTCTCGGAAGCCTGGGGCGAAGTAACGAAAGGCCATAAAGGCGCGGCAGCACGTGCCGCCTGGGAAACGTATTGGAGTAGTCATGGCGGACCTGAATCAGGAAGCCCGGAAACTGCTACAGAAAAAGGGACAGGCAATGCCCCCGTCGCAGTCCAACGATTCGAACAGCCCGCGATTCCCAATCAATAGCCGGACTGGAGATAGCAATTCCCTGTCGGCCGCTATCGCAGCGGTCGGCCGGGCAAAGCCCAATACTCCGGAGGAGCGGGCAAAGGTACGCCGCTACATAATGGGAGTGGCGCGAGCGAAGGGATGGTCTGCCGATATACCGGATACCTGGAATTCAGATGGGACACTAAAGACAGGAGGATCGTAATGCCGCTAGGCGACACATACACCTACGTCCATCCGGATGGCCTTGGCTTTGGCGAGCAGTCGAAAGGCGAGCCGCTAACGGCCGAGATGGCCGAACTAGACCTCAAGAGTGGTGAAGAGGTCGTGTTCCTCGCTGAGGATGAGGACTCCGGCTCGCCCATTATCGAATGGACCGACGCGAAAGGAATCAACAGGATCACTACAGTCGACGCAATAGACTTCGGACTTTACTTCCAGGAGGCCCAGTCATGACACTTCTATCGGCAGGCCAGCTATTCCAGACGGCCGAACAGCAGGCTCTCAACGGAGTCTTCCTCAAGTCGCAGACTCCGACCATTGCGGCTACTTTCCTCGCGCTCTCGACTGCGGCCGTATCCGGAGTCCTGAACTCCACCGAGGTCCTGATGTCTGGGGCGAGCATCAACGAGTACCCTACGGCCTCCGGCTACGCTCGCCAGGCTTACGGGCCGGTAACGGCGACCGGAGCTAGCCCATCGCTCATCTACAATACCGCGCA